GCCAACCCGTCCATTTAAGAGATTAGACGACGAGGAGGGACGCATAGCGTTATGCACACTGGGATCCATCAACTGGGGTGCGTTCCGAAACCCAGAAGATATGCGTAGAGCGTGTCGAATCTTACAACGTAGTCTATGTAACATTTTAGACTATCAAGACTTCTTATCAATTCAAAGTAAACTTTCGAATGATGAGATTCAACCATTAGGTATTGGTATTACTAACCTTGCCTATTGGCACGCTAAAAGGAGCCTTAAGTATGGAGACAAAGACGCATTGGCGGAAGTTAAAAGTTGGATGGAACATCAGGCCTATTATCTTACAGAGGCCACCGTTGAGCTTGCCAAAGAACGTGGTAAATGCCTAGACAGTGACAAAACACGTTATGGTCAAGGAGTATTTCCTTGGGAACTACGTGCCAAGGGTGTTAATGAACTAACAGACTTCACTCCAGAATTAGATTGGGAAAGCCTGCGTACTGAAATGAAACAATACGGTGTACGTAATGCTACCTTAATGGCTATTGCTCCAGTGGAGTCTAGTTCAGTTGTTATTAACTCAACAAACGGTATCGAAATGCCAATGAGTTTAATTACAACTAAAGAATCAAAAGCAGGTTCATTTACACAAGTGGCACCAGAGTTCAACAGATTAAAAAACAAATATCAACTGATGTGGGAACAAACCGATTGTGTTAACTACATTAAGACAGCAGCAGTGTTGGCAGCATATGTGGATCAATCAATTAGTACAAACACATTCTACAATCCAGCACACTTTGCGGATCGTAAAGTTCCGACTACATTGATTGCCAAGAACTTGATGCAGGCTCATATGTGGGGATTAAAAACATTCTATTACAGTTTGATTAACAAGGCAGGTAGCAAACAACTAGCAGAACTAACACCAGAAGTACACTACAACGGTTTTCACAATGAACGAGAACTAATCGAAGATGATGCTGACTGTGAGGCCTGCAAGCTATGACATTTAGTTTCATTCGAAATGTGTTGTTAGAAGGCAAACCTAATAAATTAGAAATTAAAAGTTTGCCCTATGACAAAAATGAATTAGCACCTTGTATATCAGAAGATACAATTAACTACCATTATGGTAAGTTAGCTAAAACGTATGCTGAAAGATATAACAACAATGAAGGCGATCCTACATTTAATGAAGCTGGTGTATTTTTACACAATATTTTGTTTCAGCAGTATCAAGCACCCGCAGGGTCAAATAAACCTACAGGCGGAATTTTAACATTTATTGAAGAGCACTACAAAGATTTTGATAAATTTAAAGAAGCCTTTGCTAAAGAAGCAATGTCTATACAGGGCAGTGGTTGGGTTTATCTAGCCAAAGATGGTAAAATTAAAACTATCAAGAATCACGAAATTAAAAAAGATATTGTTTTATTAATTGACTGGTGGGAACACGCTTGGGCATTAGATTATCAACACGATAAGAAAAAGTATTTAGAGAATCAATGGAAGATTATTAACTGGGATCATATTAATGTTAGAAACGATATGTGACATTATGGTAGACGCTTACAAGCGTAACTGGATTACTAGCCGTGATGGTAACGTGTCCATTCGTCACCACGATCGTGATCACTTTTACATTACACCAAGCGGTGTGCGTAAGCAGACTCTCCAGCCAGATCAGTTTAAAAAGATTATAATCAAACCGCCCCTAACTTGGAACGAATTAGGTACCGGATTATTAGCAGACCGATGGGGTTGGAAGGAAGATCAATATACTGATATCAGTGCAAACTTAAAGCCTAGCGGCGAAATCCCGCTCCATTTTGGTTTACAGAAACAAATGGGACAACATAGTAAAGAAGTGCGTGTAGTAGTACACGTTCATCCTACATACTGTATTGCAGCAATGCACGCCGGCATCGATCTAAACACTATCAGCGATGCGTTCCCTGAACTTAATCGGTATACTAAGGTAGCACCCAATGTACCAGATGTTCCTCCTATCAGTCAAGAGCTTGCTAATCAATGTTTTGAAAAGTTAGGTTTGGACGACAACGGTAATATTGACTATGACATTGTAGGTATTAAAGGTCACGGAGTAGTTGCTATTGATACTAGTCCGTGGAGAGCGTATGAACACATTGAACGATTAGAACATATTTGTAAGATTGTGTTGGCATCAGGAAATTATGGAAAATAAAAAGTTTGCCTGGATACCTACACGAGTTACCAGTGGTAAACTTGTTTGGTTGAATACGTTTTACGAGCATATAGAATTGTATGATGCTCGTACTGGTCGGGCTCCTGTTATGAGTTTTGATTTTAGATGGACTGAAACAGCACAGGAAAAAACTTGGAGATTGTTAAAAGAAACAGTAGTACATAACAGAAATGTTTGGAACGAACCAACACTAGCTAAAGAGGATATATTATGAGTTATTCAGATAAAGTTATCGATCATTATGAAAATCCACGCAACGTTGGTAGTTTTGCTAAAGACGAAGAAGGAGTCGGAACCGGTATGGTAGGAGCCCCTGCCTGCGGTGACGTAATGAAATTACAAATAAAGGTGGACGATGCTACAGGTATTATTACAGATGCAAAATTTAAAACGTATGGTTGCGGCTCGGCGATCGCAAGCTCAAGTCTTGTCACAGAGTGGCTCAAAGGAAAAAACCTTGATGAAGCAACAGCAATCAAAAACAGTGAAATTGCCAAAGAGCTAGCATTACCTCCAGTAAAGATACATTGCTCTATCCTAGCCGAAGATGCAATTAAAGCCGCAGTAGAAGATTATAATAAGAGAAAAAAATGAGCCAAGCACAATATAACTTAAACACAAAGACAGACTATCTTAATCGTAAAATGTTTCTAGACCCTGCAGGTCCAGTTACTATCCAACGTTTTGAAGAAGTTAAGTACAAAAAAATTGCAGACTTTGAAACAACTGCACGTGGTTTCTTTTGGGTTCCAGAAGAAATTAGTCTGACTAAAGATGCCGGAGATTTCAAAGATGCCAGTGACGCAGTTAAGCATATCTTTACCAGCAACTTGCTAAGACAAACAGCATTAGATAGTTTACAAGGTCGTGCACCTAGTCAGGTGTTTACTCCTGTATGTTCACTGCCAGAATTAGAAGCATTAATCTATAACTGGACATTCTTTGAAACAAACATTCACAGCCGCAGTTACAGTCATATTATTCGTAACATCTATAATGTGCCTAAGGAAGTGTTTAATACTATTCACGATACAAAAGCAATTGTTGAAATGGCGTCCAGTGTTGGTGAATACTACGACAAGTTACACGTTATTAACTGCAAGAAAGAAGCGGGTGTTGCTGTACCAGAAAAGGAACACATCAAAGCAATCTATATGGCCTTACACGCAAGTTATGCCTTAGAAGCATTCCGCTTTATGGTTTCGTTTGCTACAAGTCTTGCAATGGTAGAGAATAAAATCTTTATTGGCAACGGTAATATTATCAGCCTAATCCTACAAGACGAACTACTACACAAGGGTTGGACAGCTTATTTGATTAATCAGGTAGTTAAAGAAGATCCTAGATTCGCCGAAGTTAAAACAGAGTGCGAACACGAAGTGTATCAACTATATATGGATGTTATTCAAGAAGAAAAATCTTGGGCAGACTATTTGTTTAAATTAGGTCCAGTTATTGGATTGAACGCTAACATTCTTAAAGACTTTGTTGACTACACAGCAGTTGGCGCCCTAAAAGAAATTGGTATTAAGTATGGTAGCCCTGCTCCAAAGAGTACTCCAATTCCTTGGTTTAACAAACACAGCGACACCAGCAAGAAACAAACAGCGTTACAAGAATCAGAATCAACAAACTATGTAATTGGCGTTATGGGTGAAAATTTAGACTACGACGCTCTTCCGGCTATATAATAAACTATGTACAAAGCACAATTCAAACGATCATCACCGTACGAAAGTTGGACAACTATCGGACATTATGGAAACGAGCAATCTGCTATGGCTTCCGCACTTAGCTACAAGGCTAAAGGTATGCTAATGGTTCGTGTTACTGACAAAAACGGTAGTGTAGTTTACACAGGTTAAAATAAGGAAGATAAATGAAAGCAGTAGTATGGAGTAAAGACCATTGTCCTTTCTGTGAGCAAGCTAAAGGCCTGCTAAAGATGAAGGGCATTGAGTTTGAAGAAAAGAAAATTGGTCACGGATTTACCAAAGAAGATTTATTAGAAGCAGTACCAACAGCAAGAACAGTTCCACAGATTTTTATTGATGAACAATTAATCGGTGGATTCCAAGAACTTAAGACACACTTACAAGGATAATATGTTAATCGATAAAGGCGTTTCAGCAGGTGAAGTTATCACTTTAAAACTTACAAGCGGCGAAGAAATTGTTGCCAAACTTACAGAAGAAACAGCTACGTACTATAAGTTAAGTAAGCCAATGGTTATCGGTATGGGTCAACAAGGTCCAGGGTTGATGCCATATTTGTTTACAGTTAACCCAGATAAAGAAGTTAAACTGTTAAAAACAACAGTAACAGTAGCTGAAGCAACAGATGAAGTATTTGCCAAACAGTTTGTACAGTCTACCACGGGTATTGCGCTGGCTTAAATAAAGTATGCCTCAAGATACCGTTAATCCCATAGTAAGTCCTACAGAGGAGCCGTCTGGAACGGCTAATCCAAAACCTCATACCCATCAGGTTGCTGACATTAAAAACCTAAGGTTTGATGTTGACACAGGACGAGTTGAACCAGCGTATGATGCATACAATGTTAAGGTTAACGGACAGTTAGTTGCATTATATAATGCGGCTTCAACTCCGGGTAGTTTTAGTGCCCCAACAGTACCTAGAGTAACTGTAATTCAAGCTATTCAAAACAACGAAGCAGATGAAGGCAATGTTCTTGGTCGAGAACAGGCTGACAAGTATCTAGCAGAAGGTCGCATTAGTAAAACAGAATACGAAGATATTACAAAACCTACACCTAAACCAACAACCGAAGGAGTTAAACCAACAGCGGTTGTTGCTGGTAAAGACGTAGGAGCAGTAAGCGGTGACATTACAATGGAACTACAGTTAACTCCTAACGGTACTACCTTAGGTACTATGATTAAGAGAGTCACTTTTCCAAGAACAATTGCACAACTAGCATCTTGTCATCCTAGCGTGTCTGGTCCACAGGCAGTAGTTAACAATTTAGCAGCCTTAGCGTTAAATGTTTGGGAACCGATTAAGAAACAATATCCGAACGCATTTATGACCAACAGTTTCCGTGATGGTGCAAACATTGGTGGTGGACAACACGGTACAGGTCAGGCTTGTGATCTACAATTTCGTGGAGTCAAGGCACACGACTATTATGATATTGCTGTTTGGATTAGTAAAAATATTGCCTACGATCAATTACTTTTAGAATATACTCCTGGACGAACAGTGTGGATTCATTGTTCGTATGCTATTCCTAATTTGCCATATGGCGGAATAAGTGTAAGAAAGAGCAGAGGTGTTGCTAGTACACTAGCTACTTTGAACAGTACTGGCGGACGAGGCGGATTTGTTGTAAACCTACACGAAGACATACTTGTATCGTCAGTACCAAACAGAGTGGTGGCTGCTTAATGAAAAAACTTTTTTGGAATATATTAGGATTTATTAGTTTAGGCCTTGCCTACGTAGGAGTTATTACTCCGGGTATGCCTTACAGTATTTTTGTAGTGTTTGCCGCTTATTGCTTTAGCAAAGGTAGTGAGCGTATGCACAGATGGATTTACAATCACAAACTGTTTGGTCCGTTCCTAACTAACTGGGGCGAGAAGCGGGTGTTCCCAACTAAAATGAAATTTTTTATGTTGGCAATGATGACCAGTAGTTTGATTATTATGTTTTTTAGCGGAGTCAAAACAATTGGTATTATCAGTACTGCTTGCTTTATGGCCATTGTTGCCATTTGGGCTTGGCGTTTTCCTGGGTCTGTTGCCGAGTGGCAAAACCGTAAAGACACAAACAAGAGGATTGGATGGCTAAAATAACTCTAGAAGAATTGATCGATATTGCATTTGCAGTAGAAGAAGGTGACCCGTTCGATTGGGGAGTTTTCAAAAAAGGTCAAGAAGAAGCAATGAAAATGATCGGCGCAAGTGTATTGGAAATGTTTGACAAAGATGCATACAGCCCAGAAGATAAGTTAATATTGTTAGCTACAATTACTAAATTAACTACAGAAAATATGATTTTGCACTCAAAGCTCTTGACAAACAGTCAAAAAGATGTTTAAATAGTAATATTAGCAAAGGAGTTTATATGTCAAAAAGACGAAGCCCATCTAGTGTTGCTAGCAGAAATGCTAAACGTATTTTAGAAGGCAGAAAACCTGCTAAAACTCGATTAAAGAAGAGTAAGTAATTAAAGAATTGTTGTAATTCCTTCGTAGTGAAGGCATCTTGGACGGGAGTTCGATTCTCCCCGGGTCCACCATAAACACATTAGCGACTGCCCGGACCAACCAGTCACTAAACAGGTCGTTAATATGTGCTAGTGTGTTTTTGATGGGCCCGACCGGTTTCGACAGGGTGAGATAACGAAAGAGGCAACACGGCAGGCGATGACCGTAAATCAAGCAAATTCGTAAATGCAAACGCAGATACATTCGAGATTGGTACTTTCTCTTTCACAGGTAACACTGTAAAAGGTAGAGTAGCAGTAGCAGCCTAAGAAACTGCACTCGCGAGGTAGGACTTACCTTGTCACCCAAACAACCAAGCCCACTTTGGTGGGCTTTTTTATCTCTTTGATTTTTAACGTTATTGATTTTTTCTATAAGCGTCATTGAAATAATTATTTGAAAATCCTATTAATTTGCTTGATTTAATTGATATATACTATTACAATAAACTATCAGTGTTAACACTGAACAGACATTACACACAAAGGAGATTTACAATGTCATTAATTAACAAACCAGTACCAGAGTTCAAAACGCAAGCATTCCACAACGGTAAGTTCGTTGAAGTATCAAACGAAACACTTAAAGGCAAGTGGAACGTTATGATTTTTATGCCAGCAGCATTTACATTCAACTGCCCAACAGAAATTGAAGATGCGGCAGAAAACTATGCTGAATTTGAAAAGATGGGTGCAGAAGTTTACATTGTTACAACTGACACTCACTTCTCACACAAAGTATGGCACGAAACATCACCAGCAGTAGGTAAAGCACGTTTCCCACTAGTTGGCGATCCAACACATACATTAACACGTGGTTTTGATGTACACATCGACGAAGAAGGCCTAGCACTTCGCGGTACATTCATTATCAACCCAGAAGGCGTTGTTAAGACAGCTGAAGTACACAGTAACGAAATCGCTCGCGATGTAAGCGAAACACTACGTAAGTTGAAAGCTGCACAATACACAGCCGCTAATCCAGGTCAAGTATGTCCTGCTAAGTGGAAAGAAGGTGCTGCAACATTAACACCAAGTTTGGATCTTGTAGGTAAGATCTAAGGAGATAATATGACCGGTAAAGACTTTGAACGTAAGATTAAACATTATCATTATCGCTTAGAGTTGCTACGAACGGTAGCACCGGTTATTATCATCACGCTTCAATGCGTAATTTTGTATAAGATTTTTTGGGGATAAAGATGCTAGACGCACAAATTAAACAACAACTAGAACAATACCTTGCCCTAATGGAAGGTGATATCACCATTAAGGTTAGTGCTGGCAACAACACCGAGATGACAGGGTTAGTAAATGATCTAGCCGGTATGTCCTCAAAGATTCGCGTTGAGCAGGCTAACTTACCTCGTACACCTAGTTTCCAAATTGGAGAGCGTGTAACCTTTGCTGGTGTTCCTATGGGACACGAGTTTACAAGTCTTGTTATGGCGCTGTTACAGGTTAGCGGACGCAAGCCTAAGGTAGATGACAAAGTTATTGATCAGATCAAAGACATCCGTGGCGAATATAATTTTACAACTTATATTAGTCTAAGCTGTCATAACTGTCCTGATGTTGTTCAAGCACTGAACATTATGAGTGTATTGAATCCTAACATTCGCCATACAATGGTCGATGGTGCTGAATACAAAGCAGAAGTCGAAAGCAAGAACATTATGGCTGTGCCATTTGTAGAACTCAACGGTGAAGCATTTGGTAGTGGTCGTATGACCTTAGAAGAAATCTTAGCCAAGATGGGCAGTCAAGCAGACGTGTCGGATATTGACGGCAAAGAGTATGACGTACTTGTTATTGGGGGCGGTCCTGCAGGCGCCAGTGCGGCAATCTATGCGGCACGTAAAGGCATCCGCACTGGCATCGTTGCAGAACGCTTTGGTGGACAAGTAATGGACACAATGGGTATTGAAAATCTTATTGGTACCAAATACACAGAAGGTCCTAAGTTAGTAGCACAACTTGAAGAACACGTTAAAGAGTATGAAGTTGATGTACACAATCTACAACGTGCTAAAAAAATAGAAAAGAAGGATCTCATAGAGGTCGAACTTGAAAGTGGTGCAAAGTTAAAGTCAAAGACTGTAATCATTAGCACAGGTGCTCGTTGGCGCAATCTAGGTGTTCCAGGTGAAGCAGAGTTTAAAAACAAAGGCGTAGCATACTGTCCACATTGTGATGGCCCATTGTTCAAAGGCAAGCACGTGGCAGTTATTGGCGGTGGTAATAGTGGTGTTGAAGCTGCTATTGATCTAGCCGGTATTGTTGGACACGTAACGGTATTTGAATTTATGCCAGAACTTAAAGCAGACGCTGTGTTACAGAAACGTCTACTTAGCTTGCCTAACGTAACTGTACACAAGAATGTACAAGTTAAAGAAATTACAGGCGCAGATAAAGTTAACGGTATTAAGTATATCGAACGCGATACACAACAAGAACAGCATCTTGCTCTTGAGGGCGTGTTTGTTCAAATTGGTCTTGTGCCTAACACCGATTGGATTGGTGATAGTTTAGAACGTACTCGCTTTGGTGAGATTGTTGTGAATCATCACGGTGCTACTGATATGCCAGGTGTGTTTGCCGCAGGCGATTGTACAGCAACACCATACAAGCAGATTATCATTAGTATGGGTAGTGGTGCTAATGCGGCATTAGGCGCATTTGATTACTTAATTCGTAATTAAAATCATTAGCAATCTTTAATGATACGCTGGATGTTTTTAGTGGTGGTTTAGTGGTATAATAGTTATAAGTACTAGTGCAAGACAACAAGTACTTAAATTTGTTAATCATAAAGGAGAACTACTATGTGGACCAAACCAGCAGCTACTGAAATGCGTTTCGGGTTCGAAGTCACGATGTATGTGATGAACAAGTAATTTTGTTCTTATAGCAAAAAGCCTTAAGCAATTAAGGCTTTTTTCTTGGCTCTAGTTTCTGCCAATGTCTTTCGAGTCTTTTCTCTATGTTCTTCAGTAACAACGTGCCCTTTACGACTAGCAGACCAATTTTCTAAATGTTCTCTAGATTTTTTCATACCTTTCATAGATTGACTACGTTTAGCATTTGCTTTTTCTAATGTGCCGTCAGTACGATGACGCTCAACTCTTTTTCTAGCTGCTTCTCTATACCGTTCAATTTGTTCAGGGGTGCGTTTCTTTCCTTTGTTTGCCATTCCTTGCGCCATACGTAAAGCCTCCTCTTGTCCAATCCTGCCACTTAATGCTTGCCAAGCACAGTAGTCTTGCCAATTGCCGTGTTGTTCGTATAGTATGCGATGAGCCTCTGCGTGTTCTTCTATAGTAAGCTCGATGAGATTACTAGGGTCGTCTGTACCACCTAGATATTTTGGCAATATATGATGTATGTGTTTCATAATTTTATTTATTACTTCATAACCTAAATAGTCTATTTTGGTAAAATAACAACTTGACTTTGGTAAATATCTTTGCTATACTATTAGCATAATAAGAGATTAGGTCTATGGGCCTAATATAAAAACTCTTAAACATTGTTAGTAAACTTTTAAGGAGGTTGAAATGACCACAATACTACGAGCTGTCTCTCGCGAATCCTCAACAGAATTTGCCGACCCCGAGGCATTATATCAAGCTGAAATATTAAAACAAATTGAACACGTTGACCGTCTTAAGTCTGAGATGGAAAATATTTACGACTTAACAGCTAACTTTGCATCAGACTTAGATGGCTCAAAAGGGCTTGCTGTTTTTGGCCCACCGGGTGTTGGTAAAACAAAAATGGTAACACAGGCGTTAGTTGACGCTAATGCTAGTGTAGAATATCACAAAGGTGCTGATATGAGTGCCGCTGGTTTATTTGGATTGCTTTGGTTTAATCGACAGCCTCATCGTGTTCTAGTGTTAGATGACGTAGATTTAAATAAAGGCGGACAAGATAGTAAAGCCATCATTGCATTATTAAAAAGTGCTACAGAAATGACGTTTAAACCTCGAGAAGTGTCTTGGATCAAAGCGGCACCAAATGCACAGATGCGCGATCACAATATCCCCTCAAAATTTGAATATTGGGGAAATATTATATGGATTACTAACGATCGTCCAGAAGACTTATTAAAGAAACAATCCACCGCTAAACATTTTTCCGCATTGGTCGGCGAAGGTGGCCGTTTCACCCCAGCTATTCTTGATTGGAATAAGAAAGACAAATATCTTTGGACCAAGTACCTTATTGAAGAATGCGATATGCTCGGAAAAAACTGCGAAAGCAGAAAGAACGGATATGATGCAGAAATTATTAGAGACGTATTAGGATTCTTTAAAAAATACTATGCTAATTTAGTTGGCATTACTCCTCGATATGCCACTAAGGTTGCTCATAACAGATTCCGTTTTCCAGACAAATGGGAAAAAATGAGTTTGCTTGCTAATTCTATTGAGGTAGAAAATGTTCAAAAGTAATCTACCTAAAGATTGGGACCTTAATAAACGATATGTTCCAATTAAAAGCGAATCTGAACGAGATGAAATAAGTCAAAAAGTAAAAGAAAAATATAAAGATCCAGAGTTTAAACAAAAACACAAAACTGCTATGGAGACTCGCGACCACAGTAGTGATGCACAGGCATTAGAAAAAAGATTAACTAATCCAGACTACCTTAAAAATTTGCGCAAAGGAATTGAAGATTTAAAAAATGATCCAGTGCGCTGGGCCGAATATCAAGAAAACTATCAAAAAGGTAATACAGCGAAATACGACGATCCTGCGTATTGGGAAGCGTATTATGCTGCAATTAAAGTTCGTGATGCGAACCCAGAATATCATAAAAAACGTATCGAAGCATCTAAGAAAAAAATTTGTAAAAAAGTTCATACTCCTAACGGAATATTTGAAAGTATATCCGAAGCGGCAAGGCACTACAATTTAAATCCAGAGGGTATGCGACATCGCGTTAAAAGTAAAAATTATCCAGATTTTTATATTATTGATGAGCAAAGCTAAATCCATCCTAGACCAAATTCGCAAACGGTACCACGATGCTCAACTTAAAGAACAGTTGCTTGGCCCGGAACCAAATTATAACGAGTTTGACATAGACACATCCCCTTTAACCGCAGACGATTGGCAGGAATTTAAACGTAAATTTGTGGAAGAGTACGGCGGAGAACCTGTACAACCTACCGGTATGACACATTCTGAATTTTTAAACTATATAAAAACTTCGGGAGAACGGGAAGGAGACGAATTTAATAATAGTCGTAAGTTAAGAGAAATATTAAGAGCAATGGACGACTATGACGAAAAAAATTAAAATATCGTTTAGACCGGAGGGTCCTGAGTGGATTTGGGAACATTTTATGGACCATATATTCGATCCTTTAAAAGATGCAGGCCTACTAAGGTTAGAAGAAGCTTCGACCAAATATCACGCTGCCGGAATATCTATATTTCAAAACGGTGAGTGGCGACGAGAATATATGGGTGCGGCATCTTGTTTAATGTTAGCAGAGTTTGCCAACAGTTTAGGTATGCCTATGATTGTTGAAAACGGTATACCGTATTATGTTTTAGATGAAAAAGAAGCAATGATAGAGTTTATGAAACACAGCAGCTAGTCACAGCCGCGAGTCACGGGAGATAGGGCACTTAGGTGCCTTTTCTCTTGACTTGATTTCCAAATGATGTTACAATATATTTTATTATATTATTTGGAGAACGGTATGTTCGAGTGTTTAATTGTAGGCGACAGCATAGGAGTGGGTGTTGCTAAAGAACGTCCAGAATGTGTTGCTTACGTTAAAGGCGGCATTAACACACATCAGTGGAACGTCAAATATCGACACGACAATCTATCAGCTAAGACCGCCATCATCAGTTTAGGTACTAACGATCATAAAGGTGTTAGAACCCATATAGAACTTAATTATATGCGTGGCTTAGTAAAGGCAGATCGAGTGTTTTGGATTATGCCTCCTTGCAATGATAAATTTTGTAAACCTGAAGTTAATGATTGGGTTGCGAAGGTTGCCAAAGAATGGGGCGATACAATTATCAGCACACAGCGATTACAGAAAGACGCCATTCATCCGAGTTGGACTGGATATAAAGAACTTGCAGAAAAAACAAAGTGATAGTATAATAATCATATTAGCTTAATGTTTGGAGATTTATTTTGAGTATGCATTTGGAAGGTCCGTGGTTGTCCACTACGGGTAAAAAGAAAGGCAAAAAGAAATGGGCCAGTGCTGAGG